TGCCCAAGAGCTTCAGACATTCGGCGGCTCCGACCTGACCAGCCCTCTTTACCTCATGGCGACGCTGTAGTACGGGAAGAAGGTAGTCAGAGCCCCAGTTGCGGAATTCATAGTGCATGAAATGGGTGATTCTGAAGTTGGCAAAGCCTCGGTTTTGCATGAGCCAGACAAGGTAGGTGGTGGAAATGGTTTCCTCGTTGAAGAAAGTGGAAGCGTTCAGAGTTCTGGGCGTTTGACTGGCTAGGTAGGACTCCAGTTTGCTGTCGCCGTCGTTGCTCTTGGCCCAACCGAAATGTCGGCGAATTTCGTCCAGCGTCTTGGGGGACAGGTCTGTCTTGGTTGGCGCGTAGTTTTGAACGCAGAAGCCGAACTGAAATCCAGCATGACCGGTTGAGTCCGCTGCAAGGGATCGAGGTGTCGGTTCATTGCCGCCGACAAGAGTGACAAAACCGGTGAGCGAATGGTCTCGAATATTCCGCAACAATTCGGCCTCTGTGAACTGCAACTTTTGTGGAGGAAACCAAACCTCTTCGCGATGTAGACGTCTCTTTGCGTCAGCCAGACATTCTCTGACCGTTCTGTGATACAGGCCTGACTCGAAGGAACACGGCAAGGAGAGCTTACCCCCGTGAACGTGAGAACAGGAGGTGGTGATTGCATACAAGAAACGACACCGACCTGGAGCGACTGCTGTTCCAGCCTCTGCAAGACCCGTTCTAAAAGAGTCCTGTCGACGACGGAGGGTAGGTGTTAAGTGGCTCTCTGACGGCAGTCTCTTCGAGCACCGGAGCTCGTGTCCTTTGTAGTGCCAATTCATTCCGTGATGGTTGACATACCCGAGAATGGCCGGATCCGTTCCCGTTCCGGAAAAAGAAATGAGTAAGTCGCAACGTTGATGAGGTCCCCAGCCAAACACTTGCTGACCGGCTCCGGCATGAAGGCTCGAACCGGCTCGTTGGGGCCTTCGATGTGCCATATCTGGCCAGAGACCACGCCAACCTCCGGCTACCAGGTATTGCACCACCTGACCTTCCTCCGATTCGGTCACGTTGCGAGCTCTGTTTTCCCGCACAAAGTTGCGTGCCGCCGTCGTCGTCGTCTTCTTCTTCTTCTTCTTCGTCATTGTTGTCATCGTCTTCATCCTTGCCGCTGTTATCACCATCGTCGCCATCGTCGCCATTGTCACCGTTGTCGCCATTGTCACCATTGCCACCATGTGCTGATGCAGCGGTCGATGTTGTGGTGGTTGTCGTCGGTTGCTGGGGACCTGGATTGGGGTTATTGGGACTAGACCAAGGATTTGGATTATGAGCAGGATTAGGATTGGGAGCAGGAGCAGGAGCAGGAGCAGGATTGGAAGGTTCGGGCACGGATGCAACCATGCTGTTGTCGGTGGGCCTTTGAGACGAATTTGCAGTGAAGGCAGGCGTTGATAGCTCGGTTGTAGATGGAATTATTAGGGATGCTGATGGAGGCACGGACAGGGATTCCGTTGGCTCACTTGATGGGATAGAACTTGGGAATCGGGAGGTCCAAACACTTGGCTTCGTAGTTTGCCCTGATGTTGGTGGTTGGCTTGAACTCCCGAGCAATATAAGTTGTCCAGACGGTTTACTTAATGTAGGGGAAGCTGATGGTATGGGCTGAATTGTTGCTTGGGTGGAGGAAGTGATTGGTCCGTTGCGCGCGTTGGCAAGACGGGCGAAGTAGTACATCGCAACCGCAAACATTGCCACAATAAGAGCCATTGCGCCGAGAATCAGTTGAAAATGGCGTTGTTTCCACCATGGAAGCGGTGGTTTTAGATAAGTTGCAACAAATACCTGTTCTGTTCGTCTCTCTTCCACCATGTCTTCATCTACTAAGAAAGCCTCAGGAATCAACACAGTTGAATTGCGCTCGTCGGCATCAGAAAGATGGGCGACAGCAGCAGTTGTTATAACATCATCATCTGATCCTTCAACGTTGATGCAAGATTCATCTGCATCGTCCACACGATGGCCAACAATGATGATGCCATCACTTTCCCCTTTTCTGTTGGTGACAAAGTCATCTTCGTTTCCCTTCCTATCTAATCGTCTCGACCTTTCAGTAGACTTATCCCCAAAAATTATCGAGCGTTTCATCTTCCTTGTAAGACTTGTGTCGCTTCCGTTGCCTTCAATCCAAGGTGATCTGAACATGTATTGCACGTTGTCGTCATCGTCAATAATTTCTAGTTTGGAATTCTTGGACAATAATTTATCGTCGTCCTTGTCGTTCATCAAGGATGGTGACCTTAACATATCCTGAGCGATGTCATCGTCATCGATTATTTCAAGCTTGCTGTTTGAGGAAGGATACGGATTGAAGGATTCGTTCATGAGCCTTTCAATTTCATCAAGTCTCGATGTGGCTCTCGATGTGGCTAGATCTGTTGCCCTTATATCGTCCTCGAAATCTTCCGCTGGCGGTGGTGGGGCGGGCGAATTGCTTCGATAGGCATCGGTCGGTGGTGTGCTCGTGTCGGCAACATCTTCAGCTGTTTGGGCAGTGGTGCCGAACAGGATGCTCGGCTCCTCATCCTTGTCAATGAGCTCTCGTCCGATCGTAGGCATCAAAAGTGTTGCTAAGCCTGTAACCGGAGATTGTTCCGATACAACATCGACGGTTTGGCTAGAAGAAGACATGCTTGTCAAAGTCACGAGGGTTGACTCCTCCCACTGACATGATGATGTTACAGTACTAGCTGTTTGGGTCAGCAAGTCTGCGGGCTGCTCTTCTTTGGCATTCAACATTGATACTAGAAGGAGCTCATCTGTGGGCTGCTCTTTCATATTATTGTCTGGGTTGCTTTCTCTTGCGTTCATTGAGCTGGTAGGATTTGGCGGTCTACCATCTTCGACTGCGATACTCTCGATACCAACTGGTGGTGACGTTGTGGATAAGGTCGTAGAATTTTGATTCAGGAGTTGTGCTGCAGACGTTGATTCTTTGGCAGTATCAAAAACTGATGCGCCGGCTGGAATATCCGATTCATTGCTGATATTATCATCCTCATGATTGAGGTTAAGTCCATCATAATTCAGCATCGCGAGTGATGTGTCCTCCTCTTGAGCCGAAGATTGAGCAACTGATGCCGTCGAAGTCGTCGCGGACAGGGCGCTTTCATGCTGCCGGACATCGACATCGGCGCTTGCACTTGCGGCTGCATCTGCCACTGGTTGCATCGCTAATGGGAATCTGTATTGCAACAGGGAAGTTGGTTTTGGAAGGTGTGGTGATGAGAGATTAATGAAGGAGTACTCCAAAATGAGAGTGAAACATGACCACGAGGGACCTTTATCGAATGAATGGGCCAATCCAATGGACCACGCACCGTGCCGATAGATGCGATGACTCAGTTGGTTTGTCCAGGTTGATGTTGATCTTGGAGCAGATAATTTGCACAATCTATGCTTTCTTTCGGCGCTATCGTAAAACGAGAAAGGGTGACAAGACCACATAAGCAACTACTCCTAGCAATCAACCCCCTTCTCTCCTTTTCTGTTTTAAGCACAGAACGAAATATTCGACAGTGCAGTTCTTAATGATGAGGATGATGTGGTCGCCATGTTCGATATAGTTCGATATCTACCTGCAACTTTCATCTTTCTCTTAAGTAGAGTAATAAGTAAGGCAACAGCAACATCCAACATTGGTTGCGAGAGCTGTGATTGTGGTAGGTTGAATGAGGTAGATACGATCTCTGCGATAGACTCTCTTGCTGATCTCTGAGAGTCTTGCAATGAACTTGCAATCTCCTCTCTTCGTCCGACAGCAGCATCGGTATGAAATTAGATTTCATTCTTGCATTCCTGATAAGGATATCCTAGCCTGTTGATTATCACATGTTGTTGCGTCTCTGCAATATTCCTTCTCTCTTGTAAGCCGACAGCTGCATCGGTAAATCGTGGCATCATTACAGTTCTGTTCCAGATGTACTGGCAACTTCTTCTCCAATCCCCAATAATTGATTGTCACGATGATGATGTGCCACCGTTGGACTAATTATCGTATACCGCCATCACCCTCATCTCTCATTTAAGCCGCCAACAGCAGTGATTGTGGTCATAGTGCTCATGATCAGTAAATTCTCCCCATCCAGTGATGAGCGATTACCTGCGATAATTACAAATAATCTCCTTTTATTTCTCTCTCGTCAGTCGACATAGGCAGTGTTCATCGTTAAAATGCGATATTATCGTTGTTGCATGTTCCTGGTTGGGGCAAAAGTCTCTGGTCTCCCCCAATTCATCTTTGCCGCATGTTAGTTACATTCCACTGCCGAGATGCTCAGCAAGGCACAAGAGGTCTTCAAACAGAGTTTGGTCAACAAGAAGTCATGGGAATTTCCTCTCTCTTGCTCCCTACAGCAGCTGCACCATTTATTGCCTGTGATGATTGAGATAGATTGAGTCAGCGGTGATATGATCGAAATTTGTTTCTCTGTTGTGACATCATCTACAGAAACGCAGCTGAATGATTGGAGTTGAGAATTGCAAGATAGTTCCACTTGACTTGGACTTCAACGAGGGAGTTTGTCGCGGCATTTGCCATGCTGCTCTTCACCATTCACCATCGTTGCCCCCTCCTCCCCTTTTGCCGTTGGCCATCGACAGTGCTGGTGCTGGCAATGTCTGCCTTCTTCCCGTACCCCCATCCCCCATCAGTGACATCATAACCCCACTTTCATCATCTCATAGACAACTCAGACAACCCACCAATGCATGCACGATATACATCGCATTTTTAACCCCCCAGCATTCGACTTCCATGTCGCATTGATGGCCGCGTTGGTTGTTGTCAATTAATTCAACTCTGTCTCTGCGCTCTTGAGATTTGGGGGTGGCGGCGGTCGCCAGATGACGGAGAAACAATTGGATTCATTAATGAATATTACAGCCAATCGATGAGTAGAAATGTGAATGATGTGACGCTAGGTGATGAGCTCTAGTAGCAGGAACTAACTCTCTGTGGTGGTTAGCGGCGTGCCCGCACGTTCATGGTCATGATGTCATTTTTATGTCCGCCCACCACCGTCCACTGTCTATGGTATGAAGATGGAGACGGTGCGGTGCGTCTATCAGACGCTATCAGAAGATCTGTGATGTGTCGGTCATAGGGTCCTACTTATGTTTCTACGTATCGGCTTCAGTATGTAGGATTTGTACTGTTCCTCTGTAGGCGTTCCGTCGGGAGGTTTCTCAAATTTCAAATTTGAATGGGGTCTCAAATTCAAATTCAAATTCAAATTCGAATTCAAAAATTAGCGCCCTATGTCGCTACGTGTCGGATTCAGTATGCAGATCGTGTACTGTTCCTCTGTGCGCACATTTTTCTCACATTTGAATGGGGTATTCAAATCCGCCCGGCCGCCGCCCGCCCGACGGACGTATCACCATCGCCACCGCCACCGCCGCAGCCGCCGATACCGACGCCGCTGGCAACACCCGCGCAGCCGCCGCCACCCCCACCGCCACCAACAACCTCGACATAGATGGCACGAGTTCCTGTGGTTGGTGTGTAGGTCGCACCCGTACCAGATGTGAAGTACTGGATGGCCGCAAAGATGTACGCGCCCACAGCGTTTTTCGTGATCGCGGTTGTGCTGGCAAGCTCCAAATTGGCGGACAGCGCCGTGTCGCCTGTAACTTGCAGTTCTCCGGGTAGAGCCACATTAGACGTGCTGTCGAGATACACAGCTTTATCAGCCGGGTAAACAACAAAGACGTCTTTGGGATTCGCCGCAAAGTTTACAAGCGCGTTGGCGTTGCTCGATGCCAGCACCGTGTCCCGGGACAGTGTCGTGCCAGACGACGTGTACGTGCCGATACCGACTTCCCAATCACCATTGATTGAATCGGAAACGGTGTAGTAGGTCGTGTTTGCGTTGCCAATAACAGAAAAACTCTGAAAGCCCGGAACCGCGCCACTCAGAGTAAGTGTGCCTGTGCCTGCTGTCGACGAGGTTTCTTTAACGCGATCTTTTAAAACCAAAGCCATTGCAGCCCCTTAAGGAGACGTGTTTATGACGATCCATGAACCGCCATCTGATGTGTCAACAGTTTGCCACTGACTGTTGGTGGAAGTAGCGACGTTTTGCCACGCGGCGTTCTGGTTGTCGTTGATCACCTCCCACAAAAAACGTATCGTGGTAAGGTCTTGCGCATCCACCAATTCTTGCACAAGACCGACGAAGTCCATCAGTACGCTTACATTGTCGGACGCCTGAGCACCTTCAATAATGCCGCCGGGGTACTCCGGCTTGCCATCCGCTTCGTCAAAAATGCTTGCGGAAAAATCAACGCTGGAAATAAAGTCTGCTGCGGAAGAGGGTGTATCCAGCGCATCGACTTGCTCGAACACCGCAGAGTTAACTTCGTAGAGCGAACTTGGCGTATCCAACGCGTTGGCCGCAAGCGCAACGATACTGGCGAAGTCGATAAGCGCGGACGTTGAAATCGCCCCCGCACTGGACTCGCTGATGCTTGTGGCGAAAGCAACCTTCGCCGTTTCTGAGTCAACTCCCGCAGCGGCATCCGCCACCGCCGAGACGTACTGAATGCCGCCTACACCGGTGGAGAATGGAACACTTGAAAACGAGTTGCCCGAAAACACATCAAACCGCGTCGAGACTGAACGTGTAGGTCACGTTGATCGTGTCGCCTGATATAACCGATCGGTCACCCGGCGCCTGAAAATCAGCAGCCGAGAAGAGCAAGCCGGTAGTACCGCCCTTGGTGTTGTTGTTTGTGAGGAACGCGCCCCCAACGACCGTCGATGCGTTGATGCTGAACACCGCGACAGACAGCGCGTTGGAAATAACGGACGGGGCGGCGGTTGTCGCCACGCCAAAAACTGCCTGCGGACGCGTCGACTGCGCATAGTCTGTGACTTCCACCCAACCTGCATGGGACGCCATTGTGTCTGTGGCAGCAGGGTTGTTACTCGATGCCGCGCCGTAAAGACCCAGATACCAAGCAGCCGTGTAACTGGAGCCTGTGAAGTACTGGGTGTTCATATCTTGCAGGCCTTCATTGACCACAAGATTCGGCGTCTTTTCTTCCCATTTGAGCTGACCGTCTTTGTCGTAGCAAACAACAGTGAAAACGCCGCCGGCTTTTGTTTTTTCGATAGACATGGCTACCCTTTACGCAAATCGAACAAGTGCGGACGCTGCCGTGTTGGCAGGCATCTGCACGGTGAAAAATGTTGTCGCTGTTTTGTCCGCCCCGAAATCGAGCACGGCAATCGCAAGGTCCCCTAAGGTGGAGTTATACACCAACGCACCCCGCGCCGTAAACACCGCCGGATTCCAAGTTACCGAATCAAAACTCAGGTAGGCCGTAGTGCCAGATTTTTCCACCGTAACGTTTGTCAACGTTTGGCCGCCGGCTGTGTAGCCTGCGCCAACAACCTCGTCCTGTGTTGTGTACACCAACGTGTCCGCCCCCAGATTAGCGTCTGCTGTGTAGAGCGCCATTTTCAGGGTGCCGGTTGCCAAATAGCCCAGCGCGGACTGTTTGGCTTGTGTTGTAACCGTCTGGTCAAAGGCCATGTTATGTCACCCGGAGTTTTACTTGGCCGTCGCGGTACGCATCACCGCGCTCCAGCGCATCGCCCAGACGTTTGGCCAGCGCAAGGGCTTCCTTGTACTTGCCGTCGTAAAGCGCCATCATGTCCTGTTCGCCCTTCATGAAGGTGTAGGCCTCGACCAAGGTGCCATACAAAAGCACCGTATCAAAGTTATCACCCAACCATGTCTGGCCAGAAGCAGCAGTCGTGATCGACTCGGGATAGTAGTAGAAGTGCAGCTCCACCGTATACGCCGCATCGGGCGTTGGGCCCAAAATGAACGCCAGCTCGTTGGTGATGACTGGAGGGGTGTTGTTGGTCGTGGTGGGGCCAAACAGGGCATAGTACTTCGGCAGCCCGGTGCTCGTTGGCGTGGGGTATGCCTGCCGGATGAAGTTGACGTCTTTGTTCAGCAGGTACTCGTACGCGCCCGTGGCGTCCACAACGGCCAGAGAGTACACTGCCAAGAAATCGCCCGGAGCGGACAAATACTTGTTGTTGGCCGTGGTCAGCCCCGTCACGTTCTTGCGAAGCGAGGGGAACTGCACCGTGTTGTAGATGCGCTGCTCCGCCTGCTGTACGAACACAGGAATGTTCGCTACGAAATCGTCTTCGTAGTTCTGTGTGTACGCCTTGAGGGCTTCGCTCAACTCGGTGTAGTTCATGTCTTATCTCAAGCCATCGGGCCGCGAGCCATCGTGCCTTTGGTGGCCGCGCCAGTGCCACGGATTTTGATGCCGCTGGTCTTGGTGGGTTTGTAGTCGTTGCTGCGGCTGTTGGCCACGGACACATTGGTGTCCTTCAGGTACTGCTTGTTGTTGGCAGTACCGGCCTCAGCCAGCGGCTTGTACGTCGGGTTTTTGTAGGTGGCCATATCAGGCTCCTTTGCGGCCGGGGCTGCGCTGATTCACGACTTTGGCCATGTTGCGGCCGTACTTGAGCATGTCGGCATTGGTCTTGCCGCCAGCTTTCAGTTTGGTCGGCTTCTGGCCGGGGTGCATGTTCTT